AGAAATTTTAGTCTGTCCACCAATAGAAACATAGCCGTTCGTATAGAACGACATCATCTTTAAGAACTCGCCTTTGTCTAGGTTGTTTTTCTTTAGGGCCTCTTCAAGAAGGGCTAACTCTAAGTTGGCTTCTTCCTCGCCACCTAACTCTTTTACAGATAAACGCATACGCGCCTGCAAACCGTCTAAGGTATCAGCTAGTACCTGACCATAACGACCTTTATTATCTAAGAATTTTTCTAAACTTTCTTCTACTTTACGAGCGCGAGTAGTCCCGCTTCCAGCAATTACTTCTGTGCTTTCTAGAAGGTTCAGCTTACCCTCTCGCTTGTAGGCTAGTATAACATCCATTGCTATGTTACCTATCTTTTCTGCTATGTCAGGGTTTTGTACAGCCCGAAGTGCTGCCTCCTGATATTTGATAGGTACATTATCAGTTAACTTAAAATCACCCTCATCCCCTTCAAACAAACTTTGTTTTTTATTTCCTTGTGCATTACTGGCGCGACGAACCTCTATTCGTTGAGCTAAGGCAAGAGCTTCTGCTGAGTTTGCTCCTGTTACAGCATCCTGCTGAATAGCATTTTGCATCTGTTTAGCACGAGATAATGCTCCTGCCGACATAAGATTAGCTTTTTCTTGTTGAACTTTTTGGTTCCGTCTTACACCCGCTATAATAGCAGAACCACCATCAAAGCCAGCGCCAAATATACCCTCAACTACTGCCGACACTGCTACTCTGGATTTATCTATTGGCTTTTGGCGCGCATCTTCAAGAGAACTTACTTGACCATCTTTTAATTCTGTTAAAGCCTCAAAGTTTTGTTGTTCAACATTTCGACTCCCACCTACAACAGCACCAGCGCCACCTCCAGCTAAAATCTTTTTAATAGCAGCGTTTCTTAAAGTAGCCTTACGTAGTATGTATACAGCAGACTTACGAATACCTGTTTGTGCAGCTAAGCCTGTTCCAGCAGACGCTATACCACCACCTGCTACTAGCGCAGCCCCTAATGTTAAAGCAGTAGCGGGGTCAGTCATAGAGTACCACACACTGTCTGCTATTTTTGTAATATTTTCACCGGCACTTAAAGAAGCATCACCTACTTCTGGTTCGTCCGTTGTAATACGAGAAAAAAGTTCTCCGAATTGCTGCCTACCCTCATCGCCAGTTTCCATTAGCCAGTTGGTTTGCATAGCCAAGCCAGCATAACTATTCAGCATATACCTATAATGATTTGACAAAAAGCGTTCATAATATTCTTGGTCTGTTTCGTCCTCCAAGCGTTTCCCTTGTGAGGTACGTCCTGTATAGTATTCTTCTAAAGAACTCATAAACTCTTTGTCTTTGTAAAGAGAAGGTGTAATTTTTTCCCTTTCTTCTTTGCGTTGCTCTAGTGTTTTTGGAAGGTTTGCCCGAAACGATGCACCTGTTTTTAAACCCATATCCGCTAAGTTACGTTCAATTAGCGAAAGCTCCGGCTCCGGTTCAGGCAACCCTTCAGGTGGCCCTTCGACTAAAGCTTCAGGGGGTGCTTCTTCTACAGGCTTAGGCTCAGGCTCGGCAGGACCAGCCATTTCTTCTGCTTCAGGCAATCCTTCAGGCGCACCTTCGTCCAAACTTTCTGGATCAAGTTTATCTTCTGCGTCCCAGTCAATTATGTCTGTTGACTTTTCAGGTAACTCTTTATCCAGACTTTCTGGATTAAGTTTATCTTCTGCGTCCCAGTCAATTATGTCTGTCATTATTTTATAATGGCCTCATATACTTGCATTACAATATTATTGTAATCCGAATTTGTTTTAGGCACAAAGAACCCTACGTTTACCCGTTCAGCAATATCTTTATACAGGATAGAATTTTTAATTGCGACCTTATCCGTCAAAGTTTTTGCAGTCGCAATAGATTGATTTAACGTTTTGGAATTACTGTTACGCATTAGACTAACAAAAACATTTAGATTAGATGCACCTTTCCGTGCTGTTTCAATATACGCCATTTTATCTGAACCAAGACCAGATTGACCTTTCAAAGCATCAACTGCTTGTCGCTCTGCCAGATTAGCCTCTGGACCACCAACAGCTTTCCACGTACTATAAAAAGCTTCTTTAGCTAACACCATCGGCCCATCTATTTTTCCTTCCTTAGTGCTAGATGCTCCTACCACCTTTCGACGATAATCTTTTCTTGCAGAGCTATTGTCTCTTAAATCTTTATAAAGAGATTTAGCATATTCTGGTGTAAACTTAGCGCCTTGCTCTCCGTCAGGTTTTCTTTTAGCTGCCGCTATTTGTGCAACACGTTCTAGTTTGGAGTCTATCTCCGCTTCGATTTCAGCTTTTTCTTCAGGTGTCTTAGCGTTATCGGCGGCTATACTAAGGATACGAATGTCATTATCAAGGCTGCCTTTTTCAGGTTTATCTCCCGCTCTTTTTTCTTTAATGAAATTGGCGCGTGCTGTAGCTGCTTTTTCTGTATATTCAGCTTTCTTATCGGGATCAGTTTCAGCATCAGCCATCCTCGTAAGCCTTCTATGCTCTTCAGCATACGTCTCAGTAGAAACTGGTTGAACAATATTCATCTGGCCTGTCATAGTAGGCAACGTTTGAGTAACAGGCTTAGTCATTAAGCCAAGCTTTTCAGCCTCTTTAATACCTTCTTCTCGTTGTGTCCTAAGACTATCTGGAACACCATCTTTATACATACCTTTAAGAAGAGGGTTCCCTCTAAACTCAGGTTGTTCTGACAAAAAGGAAGGCAGACTCCGTTGCTGTTGCGAAGCTGGCATCGCTGCGCGCGCGAGATCGTCTAAGACTAATGGTGTGTTAGGATCAAGGTCTATTTCGATACTACCAATTAGCTCATCAACAGTGCGTCCACCTTTTAGCATACCATCTATTTTTTGTATGACCCCGCTTACTGCTGTTTTAGTAGGGTACTTTCTAAAAATGTTGCCCGCTATAGCTTTTGCTTTTTGATCATTTACACCAGCAGAGCTAAGGGTTTCTGCTAGTGCGCTTATAGATTCAACAGCAATTTGTTTATTCTTATTATATTCTTTTTGATGTTCTCGTGCAAATTCCATAGCTTTGTCAATACGTTTTTTAGCATCTTCTTCAGCTTTGTTAATACGTGCATCTTCTTGGGCTGCGAAACTAGCAGCACCTGTTGCTACACCTTTAAATGCTTCAGCAGCAATTAAACCCCACGACATACTTATCTCCTTGCCATTAAGCTAGCTGGTTCAGTAACCGGAGCCTCTTCAGCTTCCGGCTCTTCCTCAAGCTCTACATCATTCATATCAGAAGCTACGTACTCATCTTCTTCGTCTTCTGCTTTTGAAAGGGCTGCTTCAGCTACTTCAATAAAACTATCTTTAGATGCTTCTGACTTTGCCTCAAGACCCATATCAAAATCAATATCGTACAAGTCTCCAATCAAAGCAACCGTTTCAATGATAGTAGGTAGAACTAAAATACCTACGTCAATAGTATGCCTGCCTTCAGCTACACCACTTGTTACTAGAAACTCAGCAAAGTCAGACACGCGCCTACCACGATCAAGGTTAGCAGCAATACGAGGCATCATAGCAGGAGACAACAAGGCGTCCATATAGAAATCAAGGTTTTCTTCTACAGACGGTAGCTGAGGAGGCTGCTCGTATGGCTTAGCACCAAGCTCACCTGTAAGGCTAGCTCCCATTATAGGAGCGTCAAAATCTCTTTCAGTTACAGGTGCTGGATTAGGCATTAGACTTTCCTTCTTTTATTTTAGCACGGGCTTTTAGAAAAATTAGGTGTGCGCGTTGGGCAGAAGACAAACCTGTCAGGTCTGGTTCAGTAGGTTTGCTTTTAGACGAAGCCATCATACCGGAAGGTCGCACAGACCCACCCCCACTAAGGTAAAGAGGATCGTCTAAATTAATACCTGTATAACGAGCTGAGATTGCTTTGATACTTTCTGCATAAGTTCGATATGCTTTCATAACACTCTCTGGTGTATTATGCCTTGCCGTTTTTGGTTCGTCTTCTTCTTCATTTATTCGTGTCATTGTTATTCCTTGCCTATTTTATCCAAGTTTAATATTGCTTATAAATTCGACAGCGTTATCTATTAGACCACCGCCTGTCTGTGTTCCAGCAAAGGACAGAGCAGCCGACAAACCACCACCAATAGCAGAAGCAATACCTGCATCCTGTGCTGCGTCTAACCTAGCAGCTAAGTCTGACGATGCAGCATTAGCATTAAAAATAGCCGTAGCAATTCTTGTCTCTCTGTCCAAAGCATTTTCAGAAGACTCAATAGCCTTAAACATTATGTCTCTTGTAAACTGTTGGATGTTTGCATACGCTTGATTAGAAACACCTAACGCAGCAGAAGCATTAAATTCATTCTGCCTATTAAGCGCTGCCGTGTCAGCCGTTGCAATCTGCCTACGCCACTGAGCATTTGATTGTGCAATTACCAATTGGTTTTGGGCATTAAACTGATCTCTCTGATTAGCCATGTTAGTATTAAACTGGTTGATTGCATTAGTTTGACCAATGTTAAACTGAGACATAGCATTGTTTTGAGAGGAGTTAAATTGATTTACTTGCGTACTTAAGCCAGCAAAAAACTGATCTGTTTGGTTTTGACTTGTTGCATTAAACTGTTTTGCTGCATTTGTTGCAGCGGCATCTGTAAAAATAGACTGAATGCTAGACTGGGCTTTAAACATAGTTGTCTGTTGCCGGTTGCTTAGATTTTGCATGTCTACTTGCAGAAAGTTTTGGGCATTCTGTACAGCAGCTTGCTGTCTATTACTTAGGTTTGCCATATCTAGCTGAGATAGAGACGCAGCTTCAGCCATTACAAGAGCCTGTTTATTAGAAAGATTTTGTAGCTCAAAAGTATTAGCTATTCTAGAGTTTTCTAAAATAACCTGTTGCTCTGCATTAAAATTAAGATTAGCTACGTCTGCAATCTTAGCTGCATTAGCTACTCTAGCTTGAAAGGCTTGATCAAACTCTTGACCAATAAATACTGCTCGTTGTTGTGCTGCAAGCATAGCACGTTGTTGTCTATTACTCAAGTTAGTTTGTTCAAAATTAGCAAAGATACTTGCGTCAGCTTGAGCAATAGGAATGGCAGCTTCCATTGAGGCTTGTACTACAGCCTGTCCAGCTAAACTAGATGCAGATAAACCTCGTGCTGCCATAGCTGCGTTAGCTGCTCGGATAGCCCCCGAAGCCCACGCAGGTGGTTCAACAGCATCAAAGTCAGAGTATAGTTTTTCTAGTTGGCCTTGTACTGTAGCCTTTTGTGAAGGAGAAGCAGTGGCAGCTTGGATTTGTTCTGTATACTTACTAGCTTTTTCTGCATTAGCTACGGAGTCAATAAGCTCACCGTTTTGAATCTCTCTATTTGCAGGACCATCAATAAAGTTAGCCTCACCTTGAGAAGCTTCTAGTTTAGATACAGAAGACTCACCCTGTTGGGCTGCAATAATTTTTGCATCAAAATTACTTTGCTCTGCTTCCGTTTGCTCTGCGGCACGATTAATATCATTTGTAGTTTTAACTGTCTCAATCGTGTTTGCATCTTTAGCTTCAATTTCATCTACAACTTGAGTTACACCTAAACCAGAAGCATCTGCTTGTACGTCACCAGACACTTCTCCTGTACCTGCTGTAACATCTTGATCTGTAGCAGGGTCTATTGTTTCTGCTGTTACTTTAGCCGTGTCTGCTACTTCACCTTTAAGCCTGCTTTTTTCAGTCTCTTCTAAATTAATAGCAGTGGGGTCTACAGGGTCTGGGGGAGGTATAACAGGAAAGGGGTTATTCTGTCCTGAAAAAGAAGAATAGGAATCTAAAAAACGACGATCATTATCCGTAATAAACTCTTCTTGTTTACGACTAATGTTGTCATACGCTCTTTTTGCTTGTTCTGGTGTAAACTCTTTATCATTAAAATTAAAAGGCGTAGTATCAAGAAGCGTCTGTCTTTCAGCTATCTCTTCTTTCGTAAGCTTATTAGGATCAAACTTACCTATTGTTGATAATCTATCAGTATTTTTAGTAATATCTTCGGGTGTAGTAATAGGCGTAGTAATAGGCGGAGTAGTAGGTGTAGTAGTAGGCGTAGTTACAATTTGATCTTCAAGAGCCAAGTTATCTCCGCCACCATCAAAGCGTTTAATTTTTTTAACCATTCCACCATCAACAAACTTGACAACACCACCTCTAGCTGCCATCATAGTACCTACAGCCTGTTGTTGAAACTGCTCGTACTTAGCTTTAGCAGCAGGGTCTTGAGCCAGAAACTGCTGGAAACCTCCCATATCAGGACTATTATACCCAGTAGCCCGTGCAATGCGAGGCATAGCAGCATCAGAAAATTTAATGTTTGTATATGGAGCAGCCATATCTTAATCCTTATTTTTTATTTCTTTAATCGTTTGGTATATTCTTAGAGATAACCATATTACAGAAAGTAGGGACGCCACAGCCGGAAGAAACTGAAACAGCGCCCCTACAGATACAGTAATTGCAGACCAATCTACTAATGTTTTTTCTACATTATTCATACAACAACTACCCTCATACTAAATTATAGTAGTAGATTTTTCCGTAACCACCATACCCATTTGGACAATCAATGTCACTAAAAACAGGAACGATACCGTTCTTTTCATAGTAGTGCATTGTCCAGTCCCACCGACTTTTATCTTCAATGTCATGCCCAGCAATCCAGATATATCCACGCTTCTTAGATTCTACATTGCAAAGGTTTCTAACTGTAGAGGCAACACCCTGACCCGCGTAATCTTTATGTGAAGCAAAAAGACCCGGAGCAAGACCTTCAGAAATCTTTAGTCCCTGACTTAACCACCAATCTCTAATGTTACCGTACTTGTCTTCCTCTTGTTTGTTTCTGGGTACAGCAAGAGGAGAATACTTAGCTGGTCGTATAAACCTAAAGCCTACACATTTGTCACCGTCAAAGGCACGAATAAGAAAAACATCTGCTTGTTGACACGTACCTTTACATGCTGCACTTGCGCCTTCAAGAGAATACTTTTGTGTACCTGCTACAATTTTACCTGCTAGATTCTTTTTTCTAACTTCGTATAAGATTTTACCCATCTCGTCTGTAGCTGCTTGAGACAGATTTGCCATCTCGTCACCGTCAATAGGGTCTTTGTATTCAATAGCCATTGTTAATCTCTCCCAATTCGGGCAACATTAGTGACAGCCGATTGTCCTTTATAATATGTGTATCCACCTGTGGTTATTGAAGCAGGATAGCTAGTAGCTAAAGTATGTACAAGCACATTGTCCCACGTTAGTTTTGTACCGTATACATATACAAAAGGATCATCTTTACCTCCGCTACCAGTAGTACTTGCTAGATACCTCTCATATTTAAAAGTGTTTGCTCTTAGAGTCCAAAACCACGGAAAAGCACCGTGTAAATCACTAATGGCTATTGCTGGTGTAGGAGCGCCAGACGTTCTAATTGGTATACTATTATTAGTGCCTACGTCACTACCGTCTTCGTTCCACGGAGTATTCGTACCGAAGAATTGTATATCAGTTGTTGTAGTGCTTGAGGATGCAACTCTATTAACCAGTTTACTCATAGAAACTGAAGCGTCGTCATCTACAACTGTTGTTCTAAATGCGCTAAGAGCAAGTTGTCCAGATGCTGCGTATGCTGATACTGCCATAACTATTAACCTATATGATATATTGATGTTTGAGACAGAGCATACTCGTAAGGAAGTTGAGCCATAGCGTGTGATTCAATTTTATCTAAGGTTGCACCCTCTACTGACAAAGCCCAATCAATTAGATTGTCTTTTGTAATATCATCAAACGCTACAAAACCATCGGCACTTGCTTCTGGAAGAGCAGTAACAAACACACTGTCTACTGATGCGCCCGGATAATCATTATGTGTCCACGCATAAGTCCACTCTACAAACTTGACAACCTTACCAAAATCACTTTCTTCTTTTGCACGGAACTGATTGATTGTAATATTGCTGCGAACAACTTCTACCATTTTACTTGCCTTTCTTTAAGGTGTCAACCTCTGTTTTTAATTCTTTAATTGCTTCAACAAGAAGACCAATCATATTCTCATATCTTACAGCGAGATTTTCTTTACCACTATCTATGTCAGCGGTAGTATAGATAACTTCTGGTAAAACCTTTTCTACCTCTTGAGCAATCACACCAGTCATACGAACATCTGGATTCTTCTTATACGCAAATGTGTAGCCCCCAATCTGTGAAACTTTATCAAGTGCGTTCGTGATTGGCTCAATATTTTCTTTGAGACGAATATCTGAAATGCTACCAAATGCTGTAATATCACCCGTAGCTATAACAGCACCGCCATCAACTTGAAAACCAGCACCCGGAAGCCTAAACTTACTGGCGTTGGTGTCACCTATAGTAATTTCATTAGACACATCTGCTGCGGAGGCGGCTGCATCGTGTCCAATGATGGTGTTATTGCTACCAGTCGTTAGGACATCACCCGCCTGTACGCCGAGAAGTGTATTATCCGCCCCAGTCGTAACTTCGTAGCCTGCTCTATAACCAACAGCGACGTTGTAATTGCCACTACTGATATCGTTGCCAGCTTGACGGCCAATAGCGATATTGTCCGTTCCAGTTAAAACACCTACGCCGATTGCTGAATATCCAAAAGCGATATTATAATTACCAGTAGTTGCGTTGCCGCCTACATTATAGCCACCAAAAAAGTTGGCAATGCCACTGGTTAAATCGTAGCCCGCAAGACGGCCAATGCCAATATTCTTATCACCAGTTAGAACGCCACTACCAATCGCTTGTCTGCCTATAGCAATCGTGTCATCAGGAGTGGTTGCGTTATATCCGGCCCGATAGCCCAACATAAGGTTGTATGTGCCGCTGGTCAAATCGCTGCCAGCTTGACGACCAATACCAGTATTATCAGTGCCGGTCATAACACCTATGCCGATTGCTTCATAGCCGATAGCAATAGGATAGTTTGATGTAGTGGCCTGTAATCCTGCTTCGTACCCAACAAACACACCACCAGTGCCTGAAGTTATATCTTCACCAGCTTTATAACCCAATGCGGTGTTGAAGTTATCTGACCCGTCATCATTAGCTAGAGCATTAGTGCCTATACCAATCGTCTGTCCGCTATCAAGTGTTTTGGCGTCAGATAGGTCATTAAGGGCTGACACACTACCGGCAGCATTAATTCTATCATCAATAGCAGCAGAGGTCATTAACGATGTGTCATTATCAGCAAACGACTCAGCAGAAGTTTGAATCGTCCCAACAGTAACACTATCAAGAGTAAAGCCTGTGCCAATCGAAGGTGATGTGAGAGTTTTGTTGGTAAGCGTTTGAGACCCAGTAAGTGTTGCTACGGTAGAGTCAATAGCAAAGGTTCTATCAGCAGCAAGTGTGCCACCACCAGTTAAACCAGTACCAGCAGTTAATGTCCGTGATGTATATACGCCGTTTGTTACAGTAGCTGCATTACCACTTGTATCTTGATTACCAGCAGTGTTTACACCCGGTAGATTAATATTTGCAGAACCATCAAATGATACACCGCCAATTGTTCTAGCAGTCGTCAGAGTTGCAGCAGAACCCGTTGTGTTTTGGTTGCCCGCAGTATTTACACCCGGTAGATTAATATTTGCAGAGCCATTAAATGATACACCACCAATTGTTCTAGCAGTCTCAAGTGTAGTAGCAGTAGCAGCATTGCCTGTTGTATCTTGATTACCAGCAGTGTTTACACCCGGTAGATCAATGTTAGCACTACCGTTAAAAGAAACACCACCAATTGTTCTAGCAGTTGCAAGTGTAGTAGCAGTAGCAGCAAGTCCTACTGCAATGTTAGCACTACCATCAAAGGATGTTCCACCAATTGTTCTAGCAGTTGCAAGTGTAGTAGCAGTATTAGCAAGTGCTACTGCGATGTTAGCACTACCATCGAAGGAGGTTCCACCAATTGTTCTAGCAGTAGCAAGTGTAGTAGCAGTAGCAGCATTTCCTGTAATGTCAGATGAGATCGAGGCTGGTAGTCTAGCGTCGGCAACAGTACCTGTTAAACTTGTTGCTGGAAAAGATGCTGCTGTTAAAGCGCCAGCTACATTTAGAGTACCACTAATGTCTGTTGCAGTAGCATTAATATCTAGTGTAGCTGTAGTAATTTCAATTTCCGTATCTGCATCAATATCTAGCTGACCATCTGTGCTAGAGTTAATAAAAATAGCAGCATCACGAAACTGTACTTTTTTATCTGTGGCTACAAGAGTGTCTTCTCCAATGCCATCAATATATGCAGTACCATCAATATACAAATCTTTAAACTGTAAAGATGTTGTACCAATACTTAGTGTATTAGTAGTTTTAGGTTTAATTTCTGTACCCGAAACAACAAAATCTTGATTTGGTCCAGTTACAGTGACAGCACCACCTTCTGCGGCAGTGCCATCATGTGTATGACCTGACGTACCAAACGCACTTACGATGGCATCAAACTCACCATCAAGATCAGAAGCGTTAATTACGTTGCCATCTGCAATGTTGTTAGAGCCGTCGTTTCTTGTATATCCTGTACCCATAATTTTACCTTCTTGCGTTTGTGCCGTACTCAAGCGTAACGGCGTCTAGTGAAAATGGCGGATCAGTGCTATCTGATATAAATTGCAAAGACCCTGTATAACCGGAGCCAATTAGTTGGCTTTCAAATACGTATTGTAGCTTACCCCCAAAAACGCCTGAGCCATATTCAGAAAGACCATAAAACGGCGCAGTACCAGTAGTGTTATTGAATGTAACAGGAGTAGGCTGGATAGTGTCTTTACCGTCAAAGTCTAATTTTAAGGTTGCATTAAAATCTACGCTGCCTCGCGGGTCTGTGTATAAAAACATTTTATAAAAAGTTTTTCTAATACGTGGATCAGAAATAGGCATATGTGGAGTAGAAAATGTAGCTACAATATTAGCACCATCAAAGCTACTACCATTTTCTAATTTATATAAATAACCATCTGCATTTGCAAACACAGCTACTTCTACGTTTTCGTTTAAGTAACTGTCAGCAACGTATGCCTGTATACCTCTAGTCTCCGCAAATGCAAAACCGCCACCCCCTTCTTCAGCTAGCTGTGTTGTTAAAACACCTTTAGCATTGCTTTTTGAAATAGTAGCATCATAGCCCATTATTCTATATTGAGATTTTGATCGCAAAACAATACTACAAAAATCAGTACTAGTACTAACAAAGTTAGCAAACTCACTTTGGATTACTTTAGAGGCATTAGAAAAGTTAAAATCTCCGATGCGTTCTGTTGCACTCAATAATCTAAGTCCGTCTGGCCCTAAGAACATAACGTCAGAGCCAATTTCTTGAATAGAGTCGCCTTCAATACAACCGATATCTCTAGTTACAGGGTCTAGTCTAAAGTCCGCAATAGTCGATCCTGATATCCTAAAAATACTTTCGTTTGTAAAAACAAAAAGTGTTTCTCTAAATACTGAAAGGCCCGTAATGTCAGCGCCTACATTAATAGTTCCTGCACCATTAGCTGCGCTAAAGTCTGTATCAGTATATACTGCTGTAAAAGTTATAGCAGAACCTTTAGCAAAAAACAATGTATTTTTAAAATTAATTGTGTGAGTAGCACCTATAACATCTGAAGGAGCCGAGTTTAAAGCTGTAAAAGTAGTGCCATCAAAAATAGCTGGAACACTAACCCCGTCTACCAGCATAATTTTATCTGTACCATTAAAATTATAGCGTGTAAATCTTAGCCTACTAGCTGACACACGAGAGGTAGATAAAAATGTAATTGCTGCATCGTCCGCTGGGCTACTAGCTAAAGCAGGATTAATGCTAACTGTGGAGCCTCCACTGCTTACCGTAGCGTCTGCC